GCGACCACCGTGGACACGATCAGCATCACGTTGTCCGAGGTGATGTCTCCACGAAGCGCCAAAACGGCGAACACAAAAAGGACCACCAGGGTGACGATGGTCTTCACTTTAAGCAGCGCGGCCAGGTTGGCCAGGAAGGTGTTTTCCTTCTTCATGATGTTGTCCTCCTCTCAGGGGCGGCCCTACTCTTTAACCAGGTAGGCCTTGGAGCAGAAGCCCTTCTTGCCGGATGCACTGACGCCGTACAGCCAGCGGTTCGTGTGGTAGCCATAGCAGCGGAAGGTGGAGCCGTTCGGCATCTCTTCCAGCACTGCCTTGTTCATGGATGCACCGGCGCGAAGGTTCAGACCGGTGACCGACTTCACCCGGTAGGTGGCGTCGTATGCCTTGGTGAAGCTCTTCGCGTAGTCCACTTTTATCTCATCGGTAGCGGCAGCGGCCACGGTATGCACGGCCACGCCGTTCCAGTCGTACACCGTGAAGCCCTCCTTGCAGGCCTTCTTGGCGTTCGCTAGTGTTTTATAGGCGCCGACCTGGCTGGCAGCGTCTTCCCAGCTGCGGCGCACGCGGTAGTATTTCTCCACGGCAGGCTGCTCCTTCTCCACGCCAAAAAAGGCCGCCAGGGCTTCCGCCTCGGCCTTGGCCAGCTTGGCCAGGTTCCCCTCATCCATGAGCCACTTCGCGGCCCTGGTGTTGGTATGGAAGGAGTGCTCCAGGATGATGCCCGCGGTGCCTACCTTCCGGGCCCCGTGCAGCACGCCGTAGTAGTTGTCGTTGTCCAGTCCGTCGCCGTTCAGGTCCATGCCTGCCAGGCGGCTGAAGTTTCTCGGCTTGTCTTTTGTCTGCATGACCTTGGCCACTGTCTCAGACAGCAGCACGGCCACCTCTTTGCTCAGCTCGTCGATGCTGGTGGTCTTATCATCCACCAGGTAGATGCCCTCCGGTCTGTCCACCTTCTCGGTGCCGCAGGCGTTGGAATGAATGGAGATAAACAGGTCGCAGCCCTTGGATGCCTCTCCGCGCTTATACAGTCCCAGGTCCTTGGCCTGGCTGGTTCTGGTCTTCTTCACCTCGAAGCCGAAGGCCTCCAGCTCCTTGGCCAGGAGCAGGTGCAGCTTCCAGTTCATATCGCTCTCATAATACTCCGGCACGACGTTGCTGCGGTTATACTTGCCATAGTGCCCCGCATCCAGGCAAACGACGGGGCGCGCATGGCCGGCTTTTACGTTTTTCATGTTCTTGCCCTCCTCTTGATACCAAAAACACCGCCCCGGGAGGGCGGTGCTTCGGTTCTGTGTTTACTCTGCCACGATGCAGTCCTCATGGCCTTCGGTTGCCAAAATGAGGTCCACGTTCTCGCGGTACCGCTTGTAGATGCTGGTGCGGATGAAGTAGGTCCGGTACTTCTGCTGGCCGGCAGCGGTGCCGCCTGCTTCCTTTGCTTCCATGATCTTGTTTGCAATGAACTCGCTCATCATTGTCACCTCCTCCTTTTCTCTTTATTCTGCGACGGTGCCACTCTCAGCAGCGGCTTCCGTTTCAGTCTCTTCCGGTGTTTCGATTAAGAGCAAGCGCTCCTCGTGGTCCATAACCATGCACATGAGCTCGTCAAGCGTAGCCGGGAGAATAACCTCCAGGACCTCCGCAAGCGTCGCATCATGCAGGGCGTTCTGTTCCAGCAGGTGCGCGTTCTGAGCGGTCAGGTCTTCCGCCACCTTGGTGAGGGTAGCGTTCGCCTTGGTCAGCTTCTCGTTCGCTACCAGGAGCGCGCTCATCTGCTCGTCCAGGCTCTTCTTGTGCAGCTCCACGGTGTACACGCCGTCCTTATACTGGGCCTCAAAAATACCGTAGCCCACGTACTCGCACGCCAGTGCATCGTCTTCCCAGAACTGCACCGGGTCGGTCGCGCCTTCCAGCGCAGCGCGAAGCTGGTCGAAGGTTGCGACGGTTGCGTCCACTTCAATCCGCAGCACCTTCTCCCCTTTTCCCTGGGAGTAGGTGAACGGGGTGAGGCTCTTGACCTCGATTTCAGTCGTTCCGATTACAATTTTCTTCATGCTGCTGTCCTCCTTTTAAAAGTTAAATTTGATATTTTTCCCGAACCATGGCCGCTCCAGTTTAAAAGTACAGGCCGAGTACGGCGCGAAGTTAATGCGCACCATATCGACCGGGCCGCCATCATAAAAAACGCCAAGCGTGATGCTGGTGGCGTTGTCCAGGATTTTCTCCTGGTGCACCATGGTGCCCTGGTAGTAGAAGTACACTATCGCGTTTATATTGGCGTCCGATGTGTAGTAGGAGCTCATAAACACCGGGTCGGTGACCGGCTCGTCACATACCAGCTCAATCATGGCATGGTCCACGCCAAGGCTGCCCTGCTCGAAGTAGAAGGTCGCGGTCTGGTCGTTATCGTTTACAATATAGCCGCCGGCTCCGCTGTCGAACGAGTAGGCCGGCATGGTGAAGTAGTAGTACCGGTCGATGTGTTCCACCCAGGCGGCCGTGGCGGTGTCGTAGGTTTTGGCGCTGGGCACTTCCGCCCAGGCCGCTGCCGTTTCGTCGTAATATTTGGGAGTGTTCTGCTCCGTGTATGCTGCCGCGGTGCTGTCGTAGGTTTTAAGCATCACGCCACCTCCTTATGCGCTCGTATCAATCCACAGGGCCGATGTATCACTCGGAGCGCTAGTACCGATATGGACTTTAGCGGAGTTACCGTCATGGTGGAGAGATATTGCGGCACTTCTGTCTGCCTTAATGAAGGCTGGGCTGTTTTCACCTATAAATCCTAAACCTCCATACCTGTTTTTTGAAACATTTCTAAATTCAACAAATGCCATGGACTCCCCACCGTCAATGGTTAAAGGAATTGAGCTCGCTCCGTCACCCAATGTTCCACCAGTCTTAGGTAACACATGGTCTACCATGTTGCCAGTGTGGAGAATGTTATAACTTAACCCTCCGCTAGAGTTAAGAAATTTTAATTCATCAGCACCTTCAAATCCGATATAGCCTAAAGTGCCGTCTTTTCCTATAAATTGAAGTAAAGCATTTCCGTAGTCGGTGCTCGCTAAGACTAGCGGAATATAGGATTTTGCGGTAATTGCTCCGCCGCTCTTAGGTAAGTAGTTCGCAAGGTCATCTGAGTCAGATACTTTTACCCAGTTTGTCTTTGTGTTATCGTCGTAAACTCTACGACGGTATATGCCCATATCATTAAACGCTAGCTCATGAGCCAAACCACCCGACTGGTCCGACCAACCTTGTAAACCAAATACATAGGAATATGAACACACGGGTAAATTTATTGCATTACCTTCTTTTAGTCCAACAAATACCATCTTGTAACGATAATCAGATATATCGGTATCTTGTCCACGTGTGCTACCATCTCCTGCTGTAACTTCGGAGCTTTTTCCATAATAAGACGGAGCTTGTCCGCCGAGCGTGTTCGCGTTTTCGGCGTTCGTGGCGTTCGCCGCCTGGTCAGCGCTCGCCGCTTTTCCGGCTTTCTTCGTTCCGCTTACCAGCGCCGCGATGTCCGCCTGGTTCTGCGCAATCTGCTGCGCCTGGGCCTCAGTCGCGCCGAAGCCTCCACGCTCTGCCAGGTCGTTGAACAGCGCCATGATCTGGTCGTACACGTCCGGGGTCGGTTCGTGTACTTCGCCGGAGCCGCACAGGATGGAAGCGCCGCAGCGGACCACGGCCGGGGTGGTGGTGCGGAGCTCTCCCGCAAACACTCCGATTTTTACGGAGTCGATGCCGGACAGGATAGGCACGGCCACCGTGTTGCCGGAGAACACCACGTCCTCATGCTGCACCTTGCCGTCTCTCACGTACACGAAGCGGGCCGTCCTGACGCCGGTCACGTTCCAGTCGCTGTCGAAGGCGAAGGTCACGGTGTAGTCGCTATTGCCGCATATAATCACCGGGCTGCCCACGACTGTGGCTCTTTTGTTTTCTACCGTGATGTTGATGTTCTTCATGTTCTTTCCTCCTCTGTTTTAAAATTTAAAACAAGTGGTCGATGCCCTGAGACACCAGGAAGTCACGCTGCGCGTGTTTCACCTCCTGGAGGTGCCCCAGGGCTCTGTGTGTTTCGCCGTTGCACTTGCCGTTCTGCAGCGCGATGGCGTTGGCCTCGCACAGCCCGGCCGTGGCGGTCAGCATCTGGACCTGGTACATCTCATACTTGCGGCGGTTCTCTTCCTCCCGCTTCCTGGCCTCTGCCTCGCGCTCCATGCGTTTCTCCACGCGGCGGAGGCTGTAGGCAAACAGGGCCGAAGGGATACTTGCTGCGGTTAAAATGCTTATAAAAAGTTCCATGTTCTTTTGTGCTCCTTTCTTACTTGGCGTTGATCGTGGTCGCTGAGCTTACGGTGTCCTTCATCCACCCGCCGTAAGACCAGGCGCCGGAAGAGTTTCGCGTCAGCGTTCGCCTGTAGGTCGGCTCGGCTGCCTGATACGGCCGAACCTCCTGCAGGAGGTACCAGTAAGACCCCGCGGTGTCCTTGTTTCCCAGGCCGCTATATACGCGCATCGTGAACGCGAAGTCCGAGGGCCTGTTGTAGAGGGTCTCCACTGTGGTGTTACTGCGGCAGGCATAAATGCCGACCTGGGTGTAGTCGTTCAGGTTCGCGTTGGAAGGTATCGCCTCCATGGCTTCGCCAAGCCCGAACACTGCACCCTTCGGCGCCCAGCCGAACTCGACGCCCTCAAGCTCTGAGGTCTTGCCGAACGCGATGCCAAGCCCGTCGGCCCGTATGTCGAAGATAACAGCGCCGGACGGCAGCACCGCCGTGTAGGTGCTCGTAGCTCCAAACCAGTCCTTGACCTGGATGCGCAGGTCGTACTGGTAGTCGTTCGGGAAGTTCACGGTCGACAAAACAACGCCGGAGCCGTTGAGGCTGGAGCCGTTCAGAATGGAGCTTGACCAGGTTGTCTCAGTTGACCGCTTGTAGGTGATGGTCATGGCGGCCGTGTTTTTGTTCCCCAGAGGGGCCACCGTGTACGCATAAGAAAACGACGCCCGGGTGCCGTTGCTGTCCATCAGTCCGTCCTCATTTACACGACGAACCACGAACTCGGTCACCTGCGGCTTCGTATAGGCCAGCACCGTGAGGGTGGTGGTCTTTGACGCCGTTCGGCCTCTGCTGTCCGTGACCTTCGTCACCATGGAGAGGCTGCCGCTCTTTGTCAATAGGCCAGAAGTCCAGGAGCTGCCGGTGTAGGTCTTCCCCAGGAACGTGGTGCTGTAGCTCTTAATCGTGGAGCCCTTGGCGCCCGCTGCCGTGATGGTTGCCTTGACCGTTGACTTGTTCTGGATGAACGCGCCGAACTGCGCCGCCAGGCCGCTGGTCGCTTCCGCCAGGGCTACTGCAGAAATAGTGGGCACCACCGAAGTCGGGACCTTTACCGTCAGCAGGACGGTCTTGGTGCCGATGGAGGTGCTGCCGTTTTTCGTTATGCAGCGGATGGTCATGGTGCCGCTGGTGGCGTTCGGGATGCGCGTCGCCAGGTCCGGCACCGTCCAGGTCTTTGACGTACCCACGCCGGTGTCAATGGTCACCCAGCCGCTGCCTGCGAAGCTGTAGGCCAGGTCGTGGGTGAAGCCGCTGCTTGCCCGCGGAGTGTTGATCGTGACGCTGCTGCCCATGTTCACGCTGGAAGCTGAGAGCGTCGGCGTCGTCGCTCGCGGGATAGTTGTCAGAGTGCCGGAGCCGCTGCCGCTCTTCGTGCCGATGCTCGCACCGGAGAAGGTGATGGCGAACTCCTGGCTAAATGAATAATTGAAGGTCTTGGTGCCGTCGGAATTATGCGCCACAGAGGTGGTACCGCTGGCCAGCGTCTTCGTCGCATTGTTTCCGATGCCGACCGTGTTGGTGCCGCTGTACTTGGTGCCGTTGACTGTCACGCTCCAGTCCTTCGAGGCGGTGGAGCTTATCTTGCCGGAGGTTCCGGCCACGAGCTGCATGTTCCAGCCCACCACCGTGGTGTTGTTGGCCACGTTCTGGCTGACTATCCACCAGTTAAACTTGAGGGTGTCCCATGAGGTCACGGACACCGACTTGCTGCCGTTAGCCGCCATTTAATCACCTACTTTCACGAGTGACAGATTGCCATTTCCTCGCGGGATGAGTCCGAACTTGCCAATCTGTAAAGAGTTTAAAAAGTTACCGTCTAAAACGACCAGGTGCTTGTTGGAGAAGTACGCCACCTCGGCGCCCTCATCCAGGAACGCGATGCGGTCATTCTCTATCCGCAGGATGATGCTGTTCCCGGCTTCACCCAGTACAATGTCGCCGCCCTCGAAGCGGATATACTTCGAGATTTCCGTGAACTGTTCCCGTGCCTCCGCGTCGTTTTCGTTGACCGTGGCCTCCAGCTGGGTGAACAGGAACGTGAAGCTGTCGGACAGCTGCGTCATGCTGGTTTCTATCAGCTCCTCAAGCTCCCCGTTCGTTGCGTATGACTCGGACACCTCCAGCTTCAAGAGGTCGCTGGTCTGCTGCAGGAGGGTGCTGAAGCTCTGCTGGGTCTCTTCGACCGCTGCCGCGAAGTTCAGCTGATACTCCGCGCGGATGCTGTGCTCAGCCTTCTGCAGGTCGCTCGCGCCCTTGCTGTCACCCGCCACGTCCATGCCGGTGAGTGAGGCGCTGGCTTTTCCCAGGGTGACGGTGCCCTTTGCCGGGTTCAGCAGGTCCACCGTGCGCTCGGTCAGAAGGAAGTCCTCGTCCACGCCATGCGGGACGCTGCGCACCCGGATGAGGTCGCCCACCTGGAAGGTGTCGATGCTCTTGTCCAGGTCGGAGAGGTCCACAGCTGACAGGGTCAGGCTGGTGATGATGTTCCGGCTTTTTGCCAGGTAGGCCTGCGCCTTCGCCAGCAGGTTCGCCGGCTGGGTCACGTCGTCCCAGTAGACGGCCTTCGCAATAACGCCACGAAGCGCCACCGCGTCGTAGTCCTGGATGAAGTCCAGGCCGTCGTTCACGCTCTCGATGGTGACGCGGGCGCCGGTTCCGTCCTCTGCCCCTTCTGTCTCCAGCTGGGCGCCGTATGGGATGATGACCGTCGCCAGCTCCGGGCTTGCGTCCGATCGGGAGAAGTCGGTCAGGTTGGAGCCGAACTCAATCGTCTGGCTGCTCCGGTACCCAAGGTCCGCGTACCAGTTGACGGTTCGCTTGCCCTCGGTGTTTGTCGTAAAAACGATATACCCGCCGCAGCGCTCCACCAGCTTGTTGATGGTGTCGCTCACCTGCTCGGCCTTGGTGCTTTCCACCCGGATGTAGTTGTTCTCGTCCTGGATGGTTACCTCGCCCAGGGCGAACTGTTTGAAGTCCTCCACCTGGGCGTTGTATAACTCCACCACATGAGCGAAAACAGCGGCCGGGCTGTCCTGGTATAGATACGGCCGCATGACTGCATCATGGAAGAAGCCCCGCTCGCCCTCACAGGTGAAGGTGCGGTCCTTCTTGAAGTCGTCCTGCGGGTACAGCACGCGGCCACGGAATACCAGGGCCTTGTCGCGGTATATCTCCAGCGGGGTCCGGTAGCTGACGAGGCCGTCATACATCGGGTGCCCCGGCGGCAGTGTGAACTTCGCCGTGCCTGCCTTGTTGAGGCCTGCCGTGTAGGACAGGTCCAGCAGGCTGTGAGAGTCCAGGCGGCTGTCATACACCAGCTGGTCGCCGTCTGCATAGACTTGTATCATAAGACCGCCTCCCTGTACGTTAAAGTAAGCACGCCCGCGCCGGAATAGGTGAGAGGGTGCTCCCCGTATTTCAGATATAAGTCAGGCAGGGCATAAGAGCCCACGCCCAGCGCCCACGACGCTGTGCCGAAGGTGAGCAGCACGTCGCCCTGGGTGATGTTTAACAGCGGAACGACGCCCAGGCGGCCCCAGTTTGTCAGGGTGGCCGTCTGCTCCACCGCAGTCGCCTGCAGCGTGACCACGGTCTCGTCCTTCGCGTACCTCCACGGGTCGCAGGTAGCTGTCACCCGGATGGAAGCGTGCGCCTCGTCGTTATAAAGCCGCTCCACATGCACCCGGCCGATGAGGTAGTGCTCCGGGTCATCCGGCAGGACGATGTTCATGCGATAACCGTCCAGCATGTTGACCACCTGGCCGATGCGGGACTCCCTGGCAAGCCGGGAGCCCTCGGAGCTTTCAAAAGTCGCTTTTAAAGTCCGGGTCCCGTAGGTTGGGTCCCCGTCTGTGAGTGCGGTGCTAAGGTCCAGCGGTGCGCTGCGCCCCGGTACCGTCACCATGTTTTCCTCGTACTTCGCGTCGGTAAGCTCCAGCCCTGCCAGGGTCCAGAGCCCGCTCGCGTGGGTGTAATATTCCCCGAAGCGTATCTCGCGTGGTGTTCTCATTTACATCGCCCCCCTTGCTACCAGCGCACGGCGCTGGCCGAGTCTAGCGTCCATCCGGTCCACAGTTGCACCGACCAGGGAGTCGCCGTCAAGCATAATCACCTGGCCGCGTTCGATGGCTGCCAGGATGCTGTCCAGTCGGCCCATGAGCCCGGTCTCTGCCGGTGTCATGCCCTGGTCAGCGGTGAAGGTGTGCTGCAGCTGTCGTTCCAGTGTCACACCGTTGAGGCTTCCGGCTTCGTCCAGCATACCGCCGGCCACTTCGGTCATAGCGTCAAGCGGGGCGTTCATGTTATCGAGCACACCCTGCGCCAGGCCTCGGTCAAGCATTTCACCAATCCACGCGGTCTCACGGGACGGAGAGTGCACGCCGAAGAAGTTCTTGATACCTTCGAGGACGCTGTCAGTGAAGCCGCTTATTTTTTCCTTCACCCAGCTGGTCATGTTGTTGATGCCGTTCCACAGACCCTCCACGAGGTTCGTGCCGACAGTCTTCACTTTATCCGGCAGCCCCTTGATGCCGTCCACGACGGCTTCCAGGATATTCTTCGCCGCTACCTTGGCCTTTGCCACGGCGCTGGTGCCGAAGTTCGCCACCCTTTGGACGCCCTCCAGCAATATGCCGCTCAGACGGTTCGGCAGCTCGCGGAGCCCCGTGGTGATGGCGGTCAAAATTTTCGGCAGCGCCTTGCCAAGTTCCACCACGATCTTCGGAATGGCCTGCACGATGGCCATGAGTAGCGTCACAGCGGCTTTCAGTAGTATCGGAAGGTTATCAATCAGCACGTCGATGATGGTCTCCACGATGGATGGAATTTCCGGCACCAGCGCGTCGATAATGAGCGGAATGGCGTCCACGATAGCCTGGAGCAGCGCCAACGCGCCCTCAAGCAGTACCGGGATATTTTCGCCCAGCCCGTTGACCAAGGTGCGCACGATGGTCGGAATTTCCGGCACCAGCGCCTCAATAATGAGCGGAATGGCCTGAACGATGGCCATTAAAAACTGCACCGCACCCTCCAGCAGCTGCGGGAGCGCGGCCAGCAGCCCGTTAATAATTGCCATTATTATCTGAGGCAGGGCCTCAACAAGTGGCGGAATAATGAGCGGAATGGCCTGCAATAACGCCAGAAGCAGTTCCACGCCCGCCTGAATAAGCTGCGGGATGCCCGTCACCAGCGCGGCCACTAGCTGCGGTATCATTTCGACCAGGGCCGCCACAATCTGCGGTAGGGCGGTAGTCAGGCCAGTGATAAGCGCCAGAACGAGCTCCACGCCCATCGTGACTAACTGCGGCAAGGCTGCGATGAGCGCCGTCGTCAATACGGTCACCACGTCGAGCACCGTCGTGACTATCTGCGGCAGCATCGCCGTGATTTGTGTTATTAAAGTATTCAGCAGGCTAACCACCATCGCGGCCACCGTTGGCAGCATCTCCGTGATTTTTGTCAGTAGAGTGGTGACGATATTAGTCAGCGCGAGGCCGATCGCCTCCGCCGCGCCTTCGTCACCGGTCAGCAGGCCACGGAAGGCTTCCGTCACGCCTGTGATGCCCGGCATGAGCTCAGACAGCAGCGAAGCGCCCAGCAGCTTGATGTCGGTCAGAATAGGCTCGACGGCCGCACCGACCTCGGCCATGGACGCCGTCCAGGCCTCGTTGGCCTGGTTTGCTCGAATAACTTCCGCGTTCGTCTCTTTGTATTGTTCAGCGGTCTCCGCGTAGAGGCCGTTGAGTGTTTCCGTGATGAGTGCCTGGCGTTCCTGTTCCGTGGTGCAAGCGTCCAGCTGCGCCTGGAAGGCTTCCTCGTTCACGCCCGCCCAGTTCAGGGCATCCGCCAGGGAACCGGTCAGCGCGCCGGTCTTGGCTGTTTCGTTCCTTTATACCCTCGGTTTCCCGATATTTAGTAGGGGAGTAGACTATACCATCACCCTCGTGGGGTGCCCGTTGGTAGTCGTTGAGGGCTTCGGCTTTCGCCGCTGTCCCTGCTGATTGCCCATTGTTCCATCCTCCGCTCTGTTCCGCTTTGGGGTCGGAGGCTTTAGGGGTTCCCAGCATATTCCGGGTTATTCAGAGCGCATCGCTGCGCTAGGGGCCCATGTTGTTAAGCCGCTTCGGTCAAGCCCTCAATAGGAAGCGAGTCACCGAACGTCGCATACACGCCGGTGCAAATGTTCGTCCACTTCTTGAGGTCCTTCTCGTTCTTGGTCAGCTTTGCCAGGTGGTTCGCTGCCTCGACTGCCTGGTCGCTTTCACCCAGGACGCCCTGCAGCGCCTGGTATGTTTCGGTGGCTGTCTCGGAGCTGTGGCCCGCCTGAGTGAAGGCAGTGTCCAGCTTGCCCATATCGGTGCGGTAGTCCCGGGAGGCTTCCGCTGCACCAACCAGACCCGCAGCAGCAGCGGTAAGTGCTCCAGCCACGACTGCAAGGCCGCCCTTCGCCAGGCCGCCAAGTTTAGAGCCCAGGCCGTCACTGGAGTCGCCAGCCTTGTCGGCCGCGTCGGCCATATCCTCGAAGCCTTCCTCGGCGTCCTCGGCGCCCTTCTTTGCCTTCTTGGTGTCGTCCTTTACGTCGGCAGTCTCTTCGCCCATCTTGTCGACCGCGTCTGCGGTGTCCTTGGCCGCCTGCTCGTAGGTGTCGAGCTTCTTGGCAGTAGCGATGATCTCACGCTGCAGCGCCCGGACCTGTTCCTCCGATGCCTCGCCGCGTTCAAACTGTTCCTGGACCTGCTTCTCGGCCTCTTTCAGCTTGTCGAGTTTTTTGCTGGTGTTCTCTACCGCCTCCGCCAGCACTTTCTGTTTCTGTGCCAGCAGGTCGGTGTTGCCCGGGTCCATTTTTAACATTTTGTTAATCTGGCCCAGCTCACCGGACAGGCTTCGGCTTTTCTTCTCGACGTCTTCCAGGGCCTTGCCCAGTTTGGTGGTGTCGCCGCCGATTTCCACGGTCAGGCCTTTAATTGCTTTATTCGCCATTCACGGCGCCCTCCTTTCCTAGCTTTCTTCGGAGCGCGGCACGGTCAGGCTCTGTCTGCTCCATGCGCCAAGCGTTGTCCAGGTACTCCTGGCCCTCCTTTGTCCGGCTCATGTAGTGAATAAAAGCATCGCGGCGGTACGCAAGGTACTGCACGTAGTTCAGCTGGCCAACCTGGTGGAAGTCCAGCCGGGTGTACTCGGACACCAGATGCTTGTACCAGGTCGCGGTCCGATAATGATGGCCGCCCGTTTTATCCGCCATCGGGTAAAACGGGAGCCTCAGTTTTTTGCTTCGTTTATCTCCTGAATAAATTCTAGGTATACATTGACGAAGACCAGGGCGTCGTACAGCTTCATGTTGTACTTGTCGCGCAGGTCGTCGGCAGTAAAGGTGAGGCCGTCGAGGTTGCAGTTCATGAGGTCTGCAATCAATTCAAAGCAGGCCTTGACGGTCTCCCCTGTTTTGTCGTTCATAATTTTCTTAATCTCGGAAGCGGCAGCCGCGAGGCGTTCCACCAGCTCCTCCGTCGGAGCGGTAGCTCTCACGACCGTCTTCGCTTCGTCCTTCAATGTCAATTCAAGCACCGGCTTCTCCAGTGCATTAAAGTCCAATTTTCTCATCAGGTTGCCTCCTCAAAATTAAAAGTAAAACGGGACCACTCGGGCCCCGTTTTTAGGATTTACTTAGGCGGTCGGGATTTCCTCGATCATGGTGATGAGGGTGCCCTTGTCGTCATGCGGCAGCGCCTTGAACTCCGGCTCGATAACCGTGCCAGCGTCTGCTGCGAGGGTGAGCGTGAAGCCTGCAGTGTTGCGGCCTCTAATTAAAATCCAGAGATTTCCGTCGGCCTTGTCCTCATGCAAGAAGCAAACGACCCACTCCTTGCCCTGGGAGTTGCCTGCGCCACCGATGTGAATGGTGCGCTTGCCGGATGCTTCCGTGACCGTGCAGCGGTCTGCCAGCATCTTCATGGTGTCACCGTTCCAGGTGAGCAAGCCCAGCTTCAAGATGGCCTCCTCGGTGGTGGTGATAACCTTGGACACGTAGCCCAGGTCGTCCTTTTCCTCGTAGGTCTCCTCAGTGTAGGACAGCTCAGCGCCGCCCTTTACATAGCCGAGAAGGTTCTCCGGGACACAGATTTCGTCCACGGTCGGCATCTCGCCGTCAAACTCCATGATGTACGGCTTGCCGGAGCCAAGGGTGATGTTTTCCTTCGATCTCTTTGCCATGGTTTTTGTACCTCCTTAATTTTTGATAATGTAGCTAAATTCATAGATAACCTGGTACCGCTGCTCTTCCTGCAGCCAGTACCTGTCCTGCTTGGTATAGTGGAGCCCCTGGGCGTCAAGTGCTGCCTCGATGGCTGCCTCTGTCTTGTCGTCCGGTTTTGCCTCGTACACTTCCACAGTGACGTCATGGTTAAAAATGCGGTTCATACCGTCCGGGCCGTCGGTGGTTACGTCGTCCATATAGACGGCATAGGTCCCCGCCGGTGGCTTCAAAAAACGCGACCGCCGGAACGGTACCCCGGCCGCGTCTAAAATCGTCTTAATCATTTCGCACCGCCTCCTCGATGTCCTTCTCATACTCTGGCAGCACCTGGTCCAGCGCGTTCGCAAGGAACGGGTCCGCCTTGGTGCGTCCGCCGTCCTTTGTAGCGTGGCCATGTACCAGGAGGTGCGTCAGTCTGCTGTCCGGGCCCTTCACGTGCCAGATGAAAGACTTCATGCCGTGGCCAGCGTCCACCTCTTTCGAGGTGATGTTCCTCTTGAAGCTGCCGCGGGCGCCCTTCGGTGCCTTGGCCTTGGTCTTTTTGACCAGCTCCTTGATGGCCACACGGCCGCACTCGTTCACGCGGTCGGTGACTCCCTGGTGGTATGTCGTCAGCTCCTCAGCGATGGCAGCACCCAGGTCGTCCAGCTTTACCTTCTTACTCATAGAACTCACCCACCAATCTGATGGTGCGGTGCTGCTCCTGGTAGTCGTCGTAGTTCGTGACCTTAAAGGTGCGGCCCCGGTACAAGATGCGGTACTCCTGCGGGCTGTAGTTTATGTCCTCCAGCTTTTTCGTGTAGCGCAGCTCGAAGGTCAGGGTCGCCCGGTACTGGTCGGCGCCGGCGTTCATGGCCGTGCCGCCTCCGGTCTTGTTGACCTTGGCGTGCAGGTTCCGGTCGAACGCGTTCACCCAGTCCTCTGTCTCCGGGTCCTGGACCTGTATCATGATAGGCTTATCGTATACACTCACTACGACTCACCCCCTGCCACTGCTTCCTCCTTCTTGGCCGCAAGCTCCAGGCGGAGCTGCCATTCCATGGTGTTCACCAGCTGCCGGGTGGCGCCGCTTACCTTAGCACTGACGCCCCGCTCGCTGTAGAGGTCGTCGACGTAAATCTTGACCAGCTCCGCGACTCTCGGGTCATCCGGGAGATACGTCTCCACGTCAGCGCCTACAGAGCCGAGCAGCACCTGCTTGGCGGTGTTCAGCGCGCTCTGGACGTTCCTCGTGACGACTTCGTCCGCGTAGTCAATGCCCAAATAGGCAAGTACGTCCTCAATCGTTGGCATGGTTCCCGCCTCCTTTACTTAAAAACTGGCCGGGCAGGGGTCACCTGCCTGGCCGTGGGTCAGCTTACGCGGAAACGGAAGCGGAGAAAGAGCCGTAAATGTAAGCACTGGTGTCGGTGCTCATTACGTCGAAGCCCTCGATCACGCGGAGGCAGTTCTGGTTCTTACCGAACAAGTAGTGCTCGGAAGTGTTGAACTCAAGAGCCTTATGCTCCACGAAGGTCGCGCCGGCCTTGGTGCTGCCGTAAATCATCGGGAAGTGGGTCGCGTCGATGTTTGCAA